CAAACCAACAAAACCGACGTGTCAATTTCCTATGACGTGGACGTGACGAAACTTACCGATGAACAATTCGAGCGCTATAGCCAGATCGTCGAAGAGGCTTCACAGTCCGACCCAGATCCAAGCGGAACGTGAGCGGCGACGAGCGATCAAGGAACGCGGCGACGAAGCAACCGCGGCGTCGGAGTCTCTGCTTAGCTTCACCCAACAAGCCTGGCATGTCATCGAGCCCGCTCGGCCGTTCGTTTCCAACTGGCACATTGAGGCAATCTGCGAGCACCTCGAAGCCGTGAGCTCGGGGGAGATCTCCAGGTTGCTGATCAACATCCCGCCTCGATGCACCAAGTCGATTCTCACCTCGGTGATGTGGCCGGCGTGGCAGTGGACGCATTCCCCCTGGTGGCGGTTTCTGACTGCGAGTTATGCGTCGGTGCTCGCCAAGCGTGACGCGGTCAAGACTCGGCGGCTGATTATGTCCCCGTGGTATCAACGGCTGTTTGGGAGCGTGTTCACAATCCGCGATGACCAGAACGAAAAGACCCGATATGAGAACAGCCGCACCGGGTTTCGGATTGCAACGAGCGTCGGAGGTGCGGCGACCGGCGACGGTGGCGACGCGACGATCCTGGATGACCCGCTCAAGGCGAGCGACGCCCACAGCGATCTTGCTCTGCGAAACGCCAACGAGTGGATCGACGAAACGTGGTCGACCCGCTTCGAGGATCCGGCCAACGCTCGAGAGGTCGTGATCATGCAACGGCTGAATGAGAGGGACGTGAGCGGCCATTTGCTTCAGGATGTCGGCGGATACGAGCACCTCATGTTGCCAATGGAATTCGACCCGGATCGGAGGTGCTCAACATCGATCGGCTTCGTGGACCCAAGGACCAAGGCCGGTGAGCTCTTGGACTCAGAGCGCCACCCACGCGAGGCGATCGAAACGTCGAAGACGAGACTAGGTTCCTACGGGACCGCGGGCCAGCTCCAACAAAACCCGACACCCGCCGGCGGTGGCGTGGTTAAGGAATACTGGCTCCGGTTTTGGTATCCGCCCGACGCACCGCCCCCCACGCCGCATACTGTCCGGCTCGAAGACGGCAGCGTGTGGGAGTGTCCGCAGACAGCCCGCCCCGAGTTGACCGACCTAACACAATCATGGGACATGAATTTTGGCGATGAGGTCATGACGAAGAAACAGCGCAACGCCCTGGACCCTGTTTGTGGTCTCGTGTTTGGCGCGAACCGGGCAAACCATTTCTTGCTCGACTATCACCTCAAGGTGCTCGACTTCACCGAGACTCAAGCGGCCGTTCGTCGGATGTCCGCGGCATGGCCGAAAGCGAAAACCAAACTGATTGAGAAGAAAGCGAACGGCGCCGCGATCATATCCTCGATGCGCGACGAGCTCGGCGGTGTGATCGGCTTCGACCCGGGGCGCGCAGGCAAAGAGGCGCGGCTGTATGCTGTGACCCCGACCATCGAGGCGGGAAACTTTTACATCCCCCACCCGACGCTGTTCCCGTGGGTTCGCGAATATATCGGATACCTGACAGGATTCCCCCGGGCACGGTACGACGATCCGGTGGACGCTACGACCCAATATCTATTGCGCAAGAAACGCCGCGGCGCGCTCAGAATCAACCCAGCGGCGACGAGTCAGGGGGCGGTGAACGATGCCGGATAAGGGCAAAAAGAAACTGAGAGCCGAGGTCACCGAGCTAACCCGCACGGTGGCGCACCACGCGGTTCTGATTCGGGACCTCCAAGACCAAATGCGAGAACCGCTCGAAGAGCTCCGGAGGCTGGCCACGGGTGAGGATGTCGTGGTCTGGCACCTCGCAGGCCAGTACATCATGGGAAACACGGAGGTAACCATCAATCCCGAAAACGGCAAAGCCTACGCCAGGGACAGCGCAAAGGATCCACCGGCAGGCAGAACGCCGCGCGGCAGGGCGGTCATCAAGGGCGAGACATTCCCAGCAATCATCAAGGGCCGCTGGTGAACACCGCCGTCGACATCGCCGTCGCCGAATACGAAATGAGCAAGGCTCGGTTTCGCAACACGGCCAACAACAAAGTCGGTTCAGCGGCAACCCCGTTTGCGCGGCAACTCCGAGCAATCCTCCGACGATGGGGCCACGCCGAGATCCGGCGATTGATGCGCGGAGGGGATCTGGCCGTGCGTAAGGCCGCAAGGGATGGTGACCTCGAAGCCGAGCTCGAAGCGCTCATGATTCGCTTTGGCGTCAAGCAATTCGCGGATGCGGCCGAGCGGGGAGCAAACGCCGTCGGCGCATCGTGGGACACAACTCCCGAGATCCTCGCCGAGGTCATCCGCGACAAACAACAAAAGGTCGTCTTGCTTGCGGACGAGACCAGAGCGCTTGCCCGTGAGTCAGTCCGCAACATCGTGGGTCAGGCCGTGCTTGAAGTGCCGAGGCCAACAGCCGCAGAGCTCGGACGGCGTCTTGCCCGGTCGTGGTTCGGTCCACCACGAAGAGCCGATGGCCCCGGGGACCGGCTGGGGCGTGATGGGGAGCTAGAGGGCAACCTCACCGCCGACTGGCGCCGCGACACCCCCGAGCCGGGGACGTTGCGCCCGGGAGAGCACGAATACCTTTTTAGCTTCGACCGTGCGGCGACCATTGCGCGGACAGAGTTGTCCCAGGTTGAGAACGCGGGAACCGCTCGGGGGTTGTCTGACGCCGGCGTGGAAAAAGTAAAGTGGAATTCACCCGGCAACGACGGCCGCAGCGGCAAGCGCCGCCACTATCTCATGAACAGACACAAGCCGATCACGGTGGTAGCCATGAACGGCAGCGACCGATCGAAATGGTTTAAGCTCCCAAGTGGATCGAGAGCCCCCTATCCGAATTGGATTGGACTCCCCGCAAGCGATGCGGTCAATTGACGTTGCGGCATAGTCCCCGCGTGACGGGGACGAAGGGAAAAACGAACATGAGCAACACCAGCGCCACCGAAGAGGCATACGCCAAACCCAAAGCGCCAGGCATCGCACCTCGGGGAACGTCCGGGCTCGAGCACTACGCAGGCCGAATCAACGAAGAGAAAAACCGGCGCTTGCGCGGGCGGCTCGCGAACAAAGTCTATCGCGAAATGCTCGACAATGAGGCGACGGTGGGCGGCGCCATGCGCGCGGGTCGTGAGCTGGTGTGCGGCGTCGACTGGGAAATGGACGCCGCGAGTACCGACCCGCTAGCCGAGAAGGCGGCCGACCTAGCCGAGACCGCACTGCTCGACATGGACTCCAACTGGGTCGACTTCATGACCGAGTTGTTCACCGCGACCGGCTTCGGCCACGCGTACATGAATACGATCTTCAAGTACCGACGCGGCGACCATGCGCTCAAGGAGTTTCAGTCGAAGCACAACGACGGCGCCATAGGGTTCCGTAACATCGCATTGCGCGGTCAGGAGTCGCTAGACCGTTGGGAGCTAAGCCGCACAGGGGAAATCCTCGGCATGCACCAGCGTGATTCAGTGAGCAACGCGATCGACTTCATCCCGATGCACCGGGCAATGCTGTTGCGCACCGAGTCCACGAAGAACAACCCCGAGGGCCGGTCATGGTTGCGCAACGCCTATCGGTCGTGGTTCTTCGTCAAGCGCTTCCAAGAGCTCGAAGCCATCGGCATCGACCGGGACATCGCAGGTTATCCCGACATCCAAGCCCCGGCGCATTACTTCGCATCCGACGCAGACCCCGCCGACAAGCAAGCCCTCGCGGACATCCAAAAACTCGGCGAGCGGATTCGTCAAGACAAGAACGCGTGCATCGTGCGGCCGTCGGAGCTCAACGAAGATGGGACCCCCACCGGGCACAAGTTTAGCCTGATCTCGGCGGGGTCCCGCCAGCCAACAGCCTATGACCTGATCATCAAGCGGTACGAGTCGCGGATCTTGATCACGATGATGGCCGAGTTTGTCTTGCTTGGCCTCGACAAGGTCGGGTCGTTCTCGATGCACTCGGACAAGACGCACCTTTTCTCAGTTGCGCTCGGGACGTTCCTGCGTCGCATCGAGGATGCGCTGAACCGGGTGGCAATCCCGCGGCTGCTCGACTTCAACGGCATACCGCGCGAGGCGGCGCCCACGTTTCGATTCAACGACATCGAGCGCGCTGACGCCCTGGCGTTTTCGCAGTCGATCGGCGGGCTCATATCGACGGGCGCTTTGACTCCCGACGCCGCTCTCGAGACCCACGTTCGGGAGTATCTCGATTTGCCACAGCAAGAGGGCATTTCGTTTGGCCAACTGCAAGACGCCGCGGGCGCGAAGCTAGAAAGCGAAGAGGGCGACGATGGGCTTGGGACCGACGACGCCAACGAGCGAGCCCTTGATGCCGCCGACCCCAAAACCGCCCAAATGGAAATGGACCTCGGGGTCCGCTCGGAGCCCGAAAGCGATACGGTGAGCGTGGACGAAGCCGCAATCAAGATGGGCGTGACGCGCTCCCAGATCAGGAGGGCGATTCGAAACGGCAAGGTCCCGGGGTTCAAGGTCGGAAATTCGTACCGAATCGGCAAAGAAGACTTGAAGCGATTTATGGCAGGAGGCCAGGGGCAGTGAGCTCCTTTGCGTCGGGCCTCGATGTCCCCGCGACCATTACGCCCTTACGCTGTGCGGGTGAGCGCAACGGCAAGCCGTGTCGTCGGCTGCTCGCGTCATACATCACCGCCCCGTTTCGCGTCACGTGTCCGAGGTGTAAGGCCGTCATGACGAAACACTCGCTTGACAGTTCCCCCCCCGTCATGGAACATCTGTAACAGCAACACCGAGGCCCTCCCTGCTAGGCCCTAGACGGCAGGTTTTAGAGGGCGCGGTTTGGTTGCAATCCCGCTGAGTATTCGAAAGCTAGACGACGAACATCGGCTCGTGACGGCCGTTGCCTCCGTTGTCACCAAAGCCGACGGAACGCCCATCACCGACGCCCACGACGAGATTATCCGCATCGCCGAGCTCGAAAAGGCCTTCATCGAGGCCTTTGCGTCGGGCGGCTCCGACAAGGGCGGCGAAATGCACGAGACCGATGGCGGCGCGGACATCGTCCAGCACTTCACATTCTCGCGCGCCGAACGTATCGCCCTGGGCTTCGGCCCCGGCCCCGAGCTCGGCATCGTCAAGATCCACGTAACCGATGACGAGCTCTGGAAGCGCGTCAAGGCCGGTGAGCTCCCCGAGCTTTCAATCCAAGGCACAGCCGTCCCGGTGGCCGCGTGATGCCCAAGATTTTGACCAAGCTCAAGATCAGCGGCGTTCACTTTGTGGACAAGGGCGCATCGGGCGACGACGAAGACCGGCCATCAATCGCAATTTGGAAACGCAAGGAGCGCCAAACCATGACCGCCGAACAAGCTATCGCCAAGTTTGCCAAACTCGAGTTGCCCGAAAACGCGCAAGCGATCCTCGAAGAAATCCAAGGCAAGCTAAAGCCGGAGCAGTGGGCCGTGCTTGAATTGCTATTCGCGCAAGCGGGCGGTGTTCCCGCTCCCGAGCCGACCAAAGAGCCCGAGCCCAAAGCCGAGCCTGAGCCGATGGCCGAAGCCGAGGGCGACATGCCCCCCACCGACCCCGAAGCCGACCCAGAAACCGAAAAAGAAGAGGACGAAGAGGCCATGAAATCACTCGCCAAGAAACACCCCGAGATCGCCGCTGTCCTCAAAGCCCAAGAGGATCGGATCGCCAAAGCCGAGAAACGCGCCGACGAATCCGAGAAGCGCGCCGAGGTCGAGATCGAAAAGCGCGAGCTCGCCGAAATGGTCGAGATCGCCAAGAGCATGCCCGCCATCCCCGGCGACACCCTGGAGATCGCGAAAAAGCTCCAAGTGTTCAAGACCATGCTCACCCCCGAGGAGTTCGCGAAGCACCTCGAAGGCCAGCGAGCGATCGACAAGGCGCTACGGGCCAACGGCTCGATCCTCAAGGCCGTCGGAACCGGTGGGTCAGACCACCAAGGCGAAGCCGCCGCAGAGCTACGCAAGATCGCGGACAAGCTCCAAGAGAGCGACCCGAAGCTCAACAAACGGGTTGCGATGGCCAAGGCTCGCCGAGCGAACCCCGCCCTCTCGAAGCGCATGACCGAAGAAAGCCGCGAAGCCGCGCAAGGCTAAAGGGCGAAACGAAACCACGACGCAAACCCATAGGGAGCAGTCATTATGAGCGCATATTCAAACACGGCCCTTCTCAACAGCTTTATCGCCAACGAGGCGTTGACCTCGAACCAGTTCTTCGCCGTCGCCGCTGTGGCCACGGGCAAGTGCGATCTCGCGGATCTGGCATATGAGCGTTGCTTGGGCCTGCTCCAGAACGCTCCCGCGTCCGGCGCCGAGGCTTCGGTGTGCATGCTCGGAATCAGCAAGGGCAAGCTCGGCGGGACTGTGGCCATGATGGCCGACGTCACGACCAACGCCAGCGGCAAACTCGTCGCGGCGATGCCTGGCGACTTTATCATTGGCCAATGCCTCGAAGCGGGCGTTGCCGACGACGTTGTCCCGATCTTCGTCAATCCAAGCCAGCCCTTTGATTCCTATTGGCAGGACGCCGACGACGACCTGAGCTCAAAGCAGTATTACGCGGTCTCCGCTCACACCACCGTGGGTGAGGTTGATCTGGCCGGTAACGGCGAGAGCGCTTTCGGTATCGTCCAAGATGCCGTTGCGGCCGACGCGATTGTCCGGGTTCGCACATACGGGCGCACCTTGGCAGTAGCGGGGACTAGCGGCGTTACCGCCGGAGACCTTCTGGGTTGCGAGGACGGCGGCAAGGTCGTGACCGCCGCAACCGGCGACCACGTGATCGGCGTTGCCCTCGCGGACATCACCGCCGACGCAACCGGATCCATCTTCTTTAACGCACGTGGAACCGTGGCCTAAGGGCCCAGACCGAAACCTGACTTCAACCGTAAGGATTTGAGACCATGACACAGCCCGTTACCCGCCACGTCGACGCCGCCCTTGCGGATCATTCCATTGCGCACATCCAATCCCAAGCGGATGCCGTCATGGACAACGCCGTGCCCGTCATCGGCGTTCAGCACCGGTCGGATCAGTATTACACTTACGATTCGGCGCTGTGGAACAAGCGCCAAGCTCGGCGACGGGCACCCGGCGACCCCGCAGCCAAGGGCGGTTACTCGCTCTCGACTGCGACCTACACTTGTGAGTTGTTCTCGATCGCTCACAAGGATCCGAAAGAAGAGCAAGCGAACGCCGACCCGGCCCTCGATGCGCGCCTCGACGCCACCGAATGGACAGCGGGCCAACTGCTTATGGAAGCCGACGCGCAGATCGCCGCGGCCATCATGGCCGCTGGCGTTTGGGACACCGACGTTGACGGCGTTTCTTCGGGCGCGGCCGTTGGCACCTCGGTTCTTCACTGGAGTGACTCGAGCTCTGACCCGATCACCGACATGGTGCAACTCGGCGGTCTCGTGCAAACGGCGAGCACCAAGCTACCGAACGTCGCCATTATCGGGCGCGCGGTTTGGGAGGAACTGATCAACAACGCCGCGATCATCGATCGGGTGAAGCACACGAGCTCCGAGTCGATCACCAAGGAAATGATCGCTCGGCTCTTCGAAGTCGAAAAGGTCATCGTTCCCATGTTGACCAACAACACCGCCGCCGAGGGCCAAACCGCCACCATGGCGCGGCTGTTCAACAGCGACGACGTTGGGTTGTTCTACTTCCCGCCCAATCCCGGATTGCGCACCCCATCGGCAGCGTATGTCTACGGCTTCGACGGCGACGACTATACCCGCGGCTCTCGGGTTTCGACCTGGTATGACCCGGACACAAACTCGGACATGACCCAAAATGATCTCTACATCGACGTAAAGATCACCGGGACAAGCTTCGGCGCATTCATCGACGGCGCCATCGCGTAACCAGCAACCACCCAAAGGGGGCTTTGGATGTACTACGCCAACGCGTGTTTGAATCTCGGCGGTTCCGTTCGCGAG